ATTCAGAATCAATTTGAAGGTTATTAGCATCATTATTAATTGTCATAATTACCCCAGACCTAAATCAAAATATTGGGTACAATTAAAAGAAATGGAATATAAATTACCAGATTCGGGTGTATCTTTATAGGTATCTTTATCTATTCTCCATTTCTTTGAAGTAGCATCACCAGGTGGTTGCAAAGTCCACCAAGTATCTGATCCAACAGTTTCATAAAAGGTAGTTAGGGTTCCTCTATCAGTTGAGTTTAAATGGTTCCAATTTACAGTCCATTTATCAAACTGTGAATTAGGACCATCTTTTACAAACTGTGCAAAACCTTGTCCAAACTGTGCTACTAATACTCTATTAGAACGAGTTTTTGAACTTGTTTGACTAATTTGTGTTGTTAATGGTAAAACTGGAGCTGTCATATATTATCCTAAAATGAATTTTGAACTTGTATTGGTCGTAATGTATTACCTGACCGAGTAGAATTAGCAATTTTTTTATCTATTAGTGCTTCTAATTGTAGACGAGCAGCTTTAGCAAATCGTACAGCTTGTTCATCAGAGGTCTCATTATCTTTTTGTTCTAATGTAACATGAATGGCTCCAACTGATATACTATTATCTTGAACAGATGAGCCCCCACCTTTAACACCTAATTTACCATCAGAACCTCTTGATAATGGCATAATAGCTTCTGGACCAGCTTCCCCCATCACTCCTTTACGACCACCAGCAAGATTTATTCCAGTAGGCTTATCAACAACATCACCATCAGCAAAATATTGTATACCTGAATTAAATGCCCCACCTGTAGCAAAAGTACCAAAATCACCTTTCATACCAGCATCAGTACTTGATCCTGCGCCACCACCTGAAGTACCAAATACCCCACCTGTGCTAAATCCAGATCGTAATGCTTTAAGAGCATATTCAATAGCCATTTGTATTTCTAATTGGATAATCATTTTTGCAATATCAGATACTATAGAAAGTGCCATATCACCAAATGATGATTTACCAGTCATTGCAAAATCAACAAAAGCAGATGCCGCGCTTGTTGTAAATTTTTGCATTGCTGCTCCCATTAAGGTTGTATTATCATTCCAATTAGCAGATAATTGATCTACAATATCTTTACTATTCTTTAATCGTTCTGTTTCTGCTTTTTGTGAATCTACAACCTCTTTAGCATTTATTCCTTCAAGAGCAACTGCTAATCCTCTTCTTAAACTTATAATTTCAGCATTAGTAAGTTTTTCTTGTTTGATTATATCCTCGTATTTAGCTTTTATATCTGCTCGTTCTTTTTGTGCTACTGCTCTAACCATAGATTGTTGTTGTTCAGCACCACCTTTCATTAAAGATAATACATTTGATTCAAAACTTGAAATAGAACTTAATTTAGATTTTTGTTCATCTTCTCTTACTTTTCGTCTATCCAACTCACCTTTAGCTTCTATTTGAGTAATACGAACATCAACTGCTTGAGCCATTTGTGCTTTTACTTCAGTTGTAGCTTTAAAATTATTAAGGACTTCTCGTTCTTTAGCAATATCTGCTTTAACTCGCAGATCTATTTGTTTTATTTTATCTGTAGTTAATGAAGCATCAACCTTTTCATTTTCTAAAACATATGCTCTATATGCTTTTAAAGAATCATCATAAGCTTTTTGTTCTTGTTTATGAGCATTTTCTATAGCGTGTGAAGCACTTAAACCTCCACCACTACTAGGATGAGTTGGAGCTAATGTTCCCGCACCTACTGGAGCTGATGATGCTTTTTTAAACTTTTCACTTGCTTCATCCATTGCTTTTTGTTTATGAGCGTTTATCTCATAAGTAGACATTAATTTATCTGAAGCATTTATTTCTGATTGTAAATCTTCTACACGTTTTTTACTAGCAGCAATTCCTCTATCATTTTTAGAATTTATTGCTACAGTTAACTCACGTTCAGCAATTACTAATTTTTTATTGGCTTCAAGTACTGAATTTGTCGAATCCTCATATTGTTCTTTAGCTGTTTTTGAAGCAAGACCGACAGCAATGGCAGTGATTCTCAGTCCTTCTGATAAATTTCTTAAAAACGAATTTAATAACCCAGAAGTATGTTCTAATGAACTATCAACTCCATCTAAATTACTAATAAATCCTAATAAAGCACTTTTCATTTGATTGCCAATTGTACGGCTTAATGCATCAAATTGGTCATTTAATTTACTTGCTTCAGCAGCATCAGCAGCAGATAAAACTGCTTCTTTTTCCTGTTGAGCCATGAATTCTGTCATTGTAACACCAGCAGCAGTTAATCCTGTTACTATATCTGTTCCTGAATCACCAAATAATTTGTTTGCTGCTGCTGCTCTTTGATTAACATCTGTATATTGTGAAACAGCTGTTACTGCTTTTAAAAATGTATCATAAGCACTTTCATGAGTTTTTATGGAATTCTTAACTTCATCACCAAGTAATCCAATAGATTTTTGTGCTTTTTGATTACCTAATTCTGCTGAACCTAATACTTCTTGAAATTTAGTGAATGCTGATGTCATACCATTAACACCAGAATTTAATTGAATACCCGCACCTTGTAGATGTTGTAATTGTTCTACAGTTACTCCTAATTTAGCAGATGTTTCTGCTAAAGCATCTCCAAACTCTAAAGTACTCTTAACTCCTGCAACTAATGCTCCTACACTAATACCAGCAAGTCCTAAAGCCAGTCCAGTTACTAAACCTGATGCTGCTCTTGATGCCATCCCCATTGCTGTTATTTCAGCAGTAGCTGTATTAACTTGTGTAGAGTTTACATTTAAAGTAATTGTAGATGCTACATTAGCCATTTATAGTCCTTAAGTTGGGTTTCTTTCTTGTATAATCGCGTTGAGTTCATAAGTATATTCCTTATCAAACATCAAGATGATCTTTAGTGTATTTGGGTGTATTGGAGTGTCAAATAATGTTATATAATGATTGACTTCAGATAACTTAAGACATCGTGTAATTCTTGATTTGTATGTCATAATATCCCAAAATAAATCCAATGTTGGTTGAAGATATCTTGGGTATTCTGGTTCTTTTACATCAGGAGTAACAACCCCATATTCCTTTGCTTGTTTGTATTGTTGTCTTAATGTACTACCATTCTTTAACGGTGCATCCATTTTAACACAATACTTTAAATATTTTACTACCTGTTCTAAGTCGTTAAAAAAAAATGACTCTCATCTAATAAAAAAGATTGAATCTGTTCAATTATCCAAATATTTTCAGGTTTACTAATTAAATCTAACGCTGCTTCAGGTGAATATGGTTCATCAATAGCACCATTATTTAACCAACCAACAATAAGACTTGAAACAAATATATGTGCTTCATCACTAATTTTACTAAAAATATCTTTTTGGTCAGCTCCAACACTCTTTAAAGATTTCATAAAATCAGCCCATTGTTTAGAATTTCTTCCAACAAGATATAATTCTAATGGACCTTCTGTTCCATCTGGTAAAGGAAAGATATCAACTGATTCTTCTGTTTCTAATCCTGTATTAACATCCAATACTTTTGTTTTTAGTATTGGATGTTTAATGCGTAGGATGCCTTGTATTGGTTTAAGTTGTTTAATTGTTATGTTAGCCATTTTGTCTCCTTTTTATATTATGCTCTTGTAATCATAAGTGTGCTTGTATTTGTTGTATCGTATACAGCAGTATACGGCATAGTTACTATAACTGTATTTTCATTATTAATAACTTGTGTTGCTGCTCCATATACAACTGTACCTAAATCAAATTGTAATGAACGAGTACCATCAGATAACTTAACAGATAATGAAGTTGCTGTTTCATTAACGAATTTATTGTATAATGTAGCATCACTAAAATAAAAAGTACAAGAACCAGATATTTGTGCTTTTGATGTAGTAATAGATTGTGCTACAGCACTTCCTAAAGCATAATTAACATCGGCACCATTTACTAAATTAATACTAAATGCTGTCATTAAAGTTGTAGCACTACCGCCTTCTTTAAATAAGTTATTAGCATTGATATGAATAAATGGTTGTGGAGCAGTAGGTACTGCTACATATGTAGCACCAGTAATAATTGCTGTTGCTAATGGATCTACATCAAGTCCAGCAAAAGTAAATTTAGCCTTTACTGGAGCGTTTAATGCTACATCAAAACTAAATCCTGTACATTGTGTACCTTTATATCTAAAGTAATTTACTGTACCTGCTGAATCAGTAATACGCTTTTCAAATGTAAATGATTTTGAAGTATTTCCAATTTTTAACACATTGGCTGTCCAAGCAGCGTTCATGGCACTTTCAAACCACGGATCAAATAAAGTATTACCTGTTGGAGTAGCACCAACACCAAGTAATGTTACACTAACATCACCACCTACTTTTCTATTACCGTGTTTAAAGAAGTGTGCTTGTCTATCTTGTTGTATTGTTGGATCTGTAAATGTATCTTTTGTTAATACAAGTGAAAAATCGTTAATTGGTACTAAATTAAATGCTGGTGTACCTGGAGTTGTTCCAGCAGTTACTTCAGTAATATACCCAATACTAGTATTTGAGCCTGTTGCAAGTGTCATAATTGTTTTCCTTTATAAATCATTGTTCATTATATTTATAACAAACTTCTATTGTACTATTCTTTTTATTATAGCATCAACATTGTGTAATGTTGTTGTTACCATTCCAACTGGTCTTTGGTATATTGTACCAGTTTCTATATATCCTGCATATGGCACTTCATTTACTAAAGAATTACCGTCTATCTGCCATCCTGATTTTAATTCTCCAGTATCTACAGGAGTTTTTAGTTCAACTTCTTTTTTTATTTCAAGTAAAAGTTCTTTTTCTATTCTATGTAAATCTTGTTCTATAAAATCAGCAACTTTTTCTATTGGTAATTCAATATCCATTTTTATATAATATTAGGAGTTGTTAAGTTATCTGTCTTTTTTGATAAAGCATCGCCTAACTTAATCTCTGCTAAGATTGATTGTAATTCATCATAAGAACAAAAATAATCACCATCAATAAGATAACTTTCAAGTGTTTTAGCAATATGAAAAGTTTGTTTACCATTTGATATTGTACTAATATCTCCTTCAGTTGTTATTGTATATTTTGCCATCTTAATTCCTTAAATTGTTGGTCGCTGTTCATAAAGAGACCATTCTATTATTATACTTACTTGATAATAGTTTGGGATAACTCCTTGTGATTTTACTGTTTGAGCAGATAACATATAACTATTTCTTATAATAACACTATTTATAAGAGTTCCAGCTACAAACTTATTTAATATAGCATCTACCATTAAAAAACTTGTACTATAATCTGAATCTGCTGGATAAAATAAATCTACTTGAACTAAACCATTAATTTCATTAAAACCATTAGGTCCTACTGTCTCTAAATTAGTACGAGCAGGTAATAAAGTAGCTCTACACCAATCAGTTGTTATAGATGATCCGCTACCTAATTGTCGTCTATTATTTTCTTTTTGTAATGTTGGTAAATCTACAACCGTTTCAAGTCGTGTTATAATAGTATCATAAATTGTTTTTATACTCATTAACCTTTAACCTCAATACAAAAACCTATACTTTTATCAGTTGGTTTATATAAAGTTACCTTATCAATAGCATATTCAACTTTATTAACTAATATCTTACCACCAACATCTGGAGCATTTTTAATATATGGAATATATAATTTTCTTTTATGTACTGTTATATTACCAGTTAATCCATCACTTACCTCTTCATCAGTAGATTCTCCCCATACTCCATAAGTAGTAGTGGATATACCTAAAAATGTAGTAATCTTAACTGATTGTCCTAATGATTTTATGGTATTAGCAACAGTGGTTGATATAGCAGCATAGTTTACCATTACTTACCTTTTCTTTTCTTTTTAGTATGTGCTACTGAAAGAGCAATAG